ACCAGAGAGAAAGAAATCTTGGGGAACGAAGTATTGATGTTAGAATTTACAATCATCCTTTTTTGGACTACCCTTTTGATAGGGTCGGTTACATTAATCGCTAACTATTATGATAAAAAGCGATTGTAATCGCTAATTATTATGATAAATAAGATGAAAATTAAATGAATTTAGAGATGCTAACTGAACTGAGTGCAACGGCATTAGTCTTTGTACTTCTGTATATGTTGTTCAAATATCTCACGAAAGATTTAAGTGGGGAATTGGCAAAGCAATATGACATCATTGTCAAATTGATAGATAAAGTGAATGAATTAAAAAGTACAATAGACTCGAAATGGAAGACATGAATAGAGCGCAAGTAGACGATTGGAGAAATGGAGTGGAATCAAGGTTGGAAGAATTGACTGTTATGAATGCTAAACAAAATTCAGATATTCATTACATAAAAGACTCGGTAGATGAAATTAAAAATTTAGTGAAGACTCAGAATGGCAGAGTCAGAGCAAACGAATCAGCTATCGCAAAAATGCAAGGGGTCGGTGGAGTTATTGCCATCGTATTCTCTGGATTTATTGGATGGCTATTTAAAATAAGAGGTTGATATGAGTGATTGGATTACTTGGGGCAATGCTTGGTATCTGGCGGGGTTAATCCTTGCTGGCGGGGCGACATTCGTAGGGATGAAGTATAAGAAGTTAGTAGCCGAACTTAAAGAAGTATTCATAGCACTCCAAGAGGGCTATGAGGACAACTCTTTAACAAAGAAAGAAAAAGAGCGTATTATGAAAGAGATTCTCGATGTCTTGGGTGCGCTTTTAAAAATAGCATGGCGGTAACCTTCGGGCAGATTATACCTCATGTTCTAAAAGCAGAGGGTGGGTATGTGTTTGATAAAAGTGATCGGGGTGGCGAAACTATGTGCGGAATTTCCAAGCGATCATATCCAGACTTAAATATAAAAGATTTAACAGTAAAAGAAGCGACTGACATTTATCGCAGAGACTACTGGATTCCATCTAAAGCAGAAAAGCTGCCAGAAGCGATTAGACACGCATATTTCGACACAGTTGTAACCTCTGGGCAAGGAAATGCAGTCAAAATTCTACAAAAAACGGTAAACGCCACCAGAGGGCGTAGAATAGCCGTAGATGGTCGTATTGGCAAACAAACGATAGCAGAATCGAAAAGAGTGAGTTGTGAGCGTTATAAGGCATATAGAACCCTGTTTTTTGCACAGATCGTATTAAAAAATCCAACACAGGAAAAATTCTGGTTTGGATGGTATAAAAGAGCAAATAAGGCTTAAATATATTTGGATTGTAAGTATTGTGGGTCAAGTAAGACCCGAAAAAAGGGTATCAGAAATGATGCCCAGCGTTTTAAGTGTAATGATTGTAATAAATGGTGGAGGGGTCAAGTGCCACAAATAAAAGCAAAAATAAATGAAACCAAAATAGCTAAAAGAGTAGTAGTAACCCCAGATAAGCACTTTCCATTAGCAGATGTGGATGCGTTAAGGGTTGTGGCTAAAGCTATTGAGATAATTAAGCCAGATGCGTACATAGATTTAGGCGATATGCTTGAGGGTAATAAAATATCCCATCATAATAAACTACTAAAGAAGTACCCATTAGAATATATAGTTAAAAAAGCAGAAGAAGAAATTGAAGAAGGACTAAAGCAGTTAGATATAATAGATGAAGCATTGGATAAGATTAATTGTAAAGAAAAGCACATCACTACGGGGAACCATGATGAGTGGTATAATTCTTTTTATGCAGAATACCCATTTTTACCTCAATTCAAGTTTGAGAATATTGTTTCTGGCAGAGAGTACAAAGTACACCCCGCTGGCAAGCTACTTAAAATGGGGCGATTACATTTTTATCATGGTCATCATTACGGGGGTGTATATCACGCCAGAAATCATCTGCTCAAATTGGGGTGTAATATAATGTACGGACATCATCACTCGATTAACCAAGACTCTATAACTCATGTGGATGGAGTAAAATCTGCATGGTCTATTGGTTGCCTTAAAGATATGTCCGATGAAAGCAATCTTTGGCTAAAAAGACGCAAAACAAATTGGGCGCATGGGTTCGCTATTGTGGACTTTTATGGTGGCGGGTATTTCAATGTCCAGCCTATTGTAATTGTTAATGGGAAAACAAGCCTATGGGGGGAGGTTATAAGTGCATAGAAACTTAGGTGAAAGCATTATATACCTTAAAAAATTAACAAATAATATAAAACTAACAGACATAATTAACCCTACAAGTCGGGACATTAAAACTATCGCAGAAATAATTGAAGCGGTGAGAGAGTTAGAAGTTCCTGTTCTTATGGGAGACAAGGTAGAAGCATGAGTACATACGCAGAAGTATTTGCTACAATACAAGACATGGAAGCCGTCTTACCATCCATATCTGATTATAATAGAACCCGATCTGTACAGGGATGGGCTACCCATAGCGGTAGCGTGTATAAGGCGGGTAGTTCTGGTCAAATAGACCAGCTTATTAGAGACGGCTTTGAATTGGGCGCAGTTCAATCTGCGCTGGTTGATCTAACGGAGGATGGGGAATGGTACTATGATAGCAGTATAGATACTGTATATCTGTATAGTACAAATGACCCCGCCACATCACACACCGTTGAGGGTTCTAAGGATTGGACGGATACGGTTAATGAGTCGCTGAAATTCGCTACCGAAATGGTAAGAGCGAAAGTAGGGAAGCCTATTCTAAAGCGTAAGGGCTCAACACAGGGGGCGACTGCAAGAAGCTATGATGCTTATGTAATATTGGCTTGCGCTGGTCTGGCGGTTTCGCATCTTGTAAAGCCATTTAATGCTGAACTTGCAGAGTCAGTAGAAAGACGCTACGACAACGAAGAAGATTTTAATGAAGGAATCCTCCAGCAGATTCGGTCTGGTAAGATTCGACTTCACAACGAAATGAGCAGAGACAGAGCAAAGGGTAATGTATTTGTGGTAACCGAAAACGGTAGCAGTACGGGGGGGGTAATAGATGTGGCTGGCAGTCCTTCCGATACACAGATTATTAAAATCGAGATAGCTAACGGTGGGACATTTTCTTACGGAACGGCAAATAGTACAATAACCTATAATTCTTATGTGCGCTCATCTGATGGTATGATGACCAATAAATACTCAGACGCAGTAGCTATTAATGGCTCATTCCAGAGCGTTGGTGGTAATATGGAAGTGGCATTCTCTGACGGGGTATATACTACAGGAGATATTTACTGGCTGGATGTAGTCGCTGACGACTTCCCAGACTCACAGAATCCTGTGAAATTTGCCACGATGGAACGCTTCTAATGGCTATTTCTTATACAAACATTCTAAAGGCGAATGTATTAGACTCTCTTAATACAATTATTAAAGGTGAATTTCCCCAGATTCCGATTTACTACGATGAGAACAAGGGTGCGCACTCGCTTTTAATCCAGCCTGTATCTGATGATCTGGATGTGGTAATAGCTAACGGAAATAGTCGTGTATACGGGGTTATTATTACCTACCAACTCCTTAAAGGTGGGGAGTATAAAAAAGACACCCATGTAGATCAGCTTAGTGCGATTGCTGAACACCTTAAAAAATTATTAATAAACAATGCCCATTATTCCCCTTCGAGTGGTTATAAGTGGCATGATGGAAAAGTTTTGTCTATCGAATACGAAAAGGACGAGGAAAGTCAAGAACTAAGTAGGGCAAACCTCACCTTTAACTGTACAGTAACATCCTAATTAGGAGATATTATGAAATATAAAAGAACCGAAAAATTTGCGGAGTTGGATTGCTCTGGGAATTGGGCGGGTCTTGGCAAGGATGTGTTTATTCAAATCGAGGGCGGTAAATCCGTTGAGTGTAATCCTCCCGCTGACTTGGTTGATAATAAATATATCGTTTCCGTAACAAAGAAAAAGGATAAAGAATAATGGCGACATATAGCCCCAAACAATACGAATTATTCTTAGCTATCGAATCTGGCAACATGGGAACGGCTGAGACAACCGACGCTAATTTTGTCAAATTGGAAGTTGAGAACGTAAGTGATATTGATTTTTCCAATATCATACAAGAAAGAACCCCCAGATCGGGACAACAAATACTAAGACCTACTGATAGACACCACTCTCAGAAGGGGTCTTTTTATACTGTTGGATTTGAGTGGGTTGTAAATCACAAAGAAGGACTCCAAAAACTTCTTCAATTAGTAAGTGAAGATGCTGGCGCAGAAACGCCCCCAGCATTTAGCGTAGTGGGTACATTTACTCCCGCAGTATATAATCATGGCGCAGCTACGGGTAAAAGAGCAACAGTAATTATATCTAACCCTAATACGGGTGATGATAGACAATTAACTTCCGCAGTATTAACCGAGTTAAGTCTTTCGATGGACTCTGGGACTGCTGGCGGTAGGCTGGTTGCTTCTGGTACTTTCTATTGCGGGTATCTACCCACTATAGCTTCAAACTCAGTAGCCCCCGCTGGAGATCAGACCTCATGGACATATGGCTTATACGATTGTACGACCAAGACGGTAGGCGGTTCAGCCGTAGTCTTGAAGTCTCTAAATCTAAATATCGGTTTCCCAGCCAATAGAATAGGCTATCAAGGCACATCTGCGGAGGTGCAAGAATATGCTCGATCTGATGAATATACCGCAAGTGGTGAAGTCGTAGCTAAATATGATTCGTCCACTTCTGGTGCTATTGCACACTTTTTTAGTGGTGCAGAAAAAGTTATCTCTATTGGAGACGGTGGAACGAATATAGACTTTAGTTTACCCCAAGTAGTTTACACGGGGTTCAGTAAAGATATGAACGCATCTGAAGGCGTGTTTGTTTCTATTCCTTTTGATTGTGGCGCAATAGGGGCAGAGTCTCTATACACAATCACAATAGGATAATTAATTAGGAGGGAATATGAAAGTAAAAGTCGAGAAAATAGGCGAATTTGATGTGCGCAGTATATCTTATAGAGATGCGTTGAAACTCAAAACACACTTTGCACAAGTTTATAGCGAAGGTGAGAGCGATGTATCTCTTGAGGACTTTGGCGACCTCATGGGTCATGTAGCGGAAGTGGCATTTGCTAACCCAGCACAAGCATTGCAAGACCATGATTTGGAAGCACAAATTAATATATTGCGGACTATTGCCGATGTATACATTTCTGGCGACCCAAAAGGTTAAGGGCATTGGCGGTAAAGGTCTGGTTTTGGTACTTCGGTGCTGACTCAGACAACGGGTTGTCCCTCCCCCGTGTAGTCCAATGCCCGATAACCTACGAAGATAAGGACTTAAATAATATAGATGATTTATGGGATATGATAGAATTGATCTGTAATAATACACCAGACGAATACACTATCGGACAGAATCTATACTTCCTCCTTCCGTTGATTTGTAACCCTAAAGACATACTCTGGGGACAGGATATAATTAATGAATATAATTGGTCTAAGGAATACAATCTACCCCCCGCCAGAACTCTTGACGAAATGGATTATAATAAACTTCTATACTATTCCACTATCTCTATGGAGTTAGCTGGAATCAGAAAGTACGAAAATGGCAAGCAATAAAAGATTAAATATTTTAGTCGATGTTAAAGGTTCTAAAAAATCCCAGAAACAATTAGGTGGGATTGAAAGATCGATTGGAAAAATGGCAAAGACCGCCATGAAAGTTTCTGGTATATTAATGGCTCTTAAAGTTGCTTATGAGGGTGTGTCAAAAGTAGCACAGATGGCGGTTGAAGCTGGTAAGTTTGAGTCTCTAAATAAGGCTTTTATAAATTTGGGGAAATCTGCGAACTTTAACGCTAAATCCTTCGACAAATTAAAAGACGCAACAGATGGAACAATAGACTCAGCTTCGTTGATGGTAGAAGCGAATAACGCTTTACTATTGGGCATCGTTAAAAATGATGATGAGATGGCTGAGTTGTTTGATACGGCTCAACGACTTGCTAAAGCAGTAGGTAAGGATGCTACGTTTGGCGTTCAATCATTAGTAACGGGCTTGGGTAGGCAATCTAAATTAATGTTAGATAACTTGGGTATCATTGTTGATACCAATAAGGCTTATGAGGATTACGCTAATAAAATAAATAAGGCAGTTGAAAAACTCACAGACGAAGAGAGAAAAACTGCATTTTTAACCGCTGGAATGGAGCAAGCGAGAAGTAAGGCAGAATCTCTTGGTGCTGAACATTTAGATACGTCTGATAAGATTAAGCAGATGGGTACTGCCATGAAAGACGCTGGGCTGGCGATGGGTAAACTATTTGCCCCTATTGTGGACTCTGTGGCTGAAAAGCTAACAATGTCTGCGGTTAGTGCTGGTAAGTTTTTAACAGAACTTAATAATATAGTGGAATTTGGCAACGCTGGGGGTATTGAAGGGCTAAAAAAAGAGAGTGATCGAACCGACGAGGGATACCAAAAACTCACGAGGGGACTATCTGAGTTGCGGGGTGTGGCTATAAAAGCTGGTTTTGATATTAAAGAGATGAATAAGGCAGCCTTATATAAAGACGATGGAAGTTTAAAAACTACGAGAGAACAAGCCCAAGCATTCAAGGATTTATTAGATAAAAAACTTGAAGAAGTAAAAGCTGATAAGTTAAAAAAAGAAGAACTAAAGTCTTTAAATGAAGAACTATTTAAAAATCTTGAATTAACCAAACAGGCTTCATTTTTAAGAGAGAAAGAATCAGAAGGATTATTGGAATATCTCCCAACCTTCGGGCAGTATGTCGCAAAAAAGCGAGAGGAAGCACAAGCCCAAAACTTATCCAATGCTTACCAACAACAACTAATAGAAAAATACCCCGCATTAGCTAAACAACTTGGTATAATAGGAGAGGTGAAAAAGAAAAATCTTAGCGTTTCAAAAGAAGATTTAAAAATGGCTTTTCTATCTCAACAATCTGCAAGCGAAGCAATGAAGGCAATAGTCCGAGCCGAGACTATGGAAGCGGTTTCTGGTTATGTGTCGTCATTATTTAAAACCTTACCTTTTCCTATCGCAATCGGTTTATCTACGGGTGCGGGGGCATTAGTATCAGCCCTAATGGACAAGGCATTATCAGTTGTCCCTAAATTCCACGCTGGCGGTATGATTGGCGGGCAAGGAGAAACCCCCATCATGGCTCAGTCTGGTGAGTTTGTAATGAAGCGGGAAGCAGTCCAATCAATCGGGGCGAATAATTTAGATGCTATGAATAGCGGACAATCACCAATCACCATTAATATACAGGGCGGGGTTGTAGATGAGGATTATGTGAGAAATCAATTAGTCCCCGCAATTAATCGGAGTGGGGTGAGCGTTGCTTAGTTTTAATTCTAACTTAACCACGCATATAGCTGGTACAGAAACTAAAGTATTTTGGTATCTTAAACTCTATTATGGTGATGAGACGAGTTTTACGGGGGTATCTGATACAGACAGGACTATATCTACCGTTAATTATTACGGGGTTGTATCAAGCTGGAACAATTTAAACTCAAGGTTGGATGTGCAGAACTTCTCTGCTGGTCAGAGCGTATTTAGCGTTAATATAATTAATACAGATAATACTATTTCGGGGGGAAGGTTTAGCGATCTATTTAGTTCTAATAATTATGATAATCGTAAATGGGAATTATATATGAACGCTGGCGGGTTAGCTGATGGGGATGCGGAAATGATAGCTACGGGGGTGATTAGTGGCGATTTCGATTGCAATAATAAGAGCATGACCCTAAGACTCTCATCTTATAACTCTCGAAAAAATAAAGAAGTCCCCAACTCTAAGGTCACTAAATCTGGATATAATAATGCGCCAGAGAAAAATATAGACGCTCCCATTCCTGTTTTATATGGCGATTTTTCGATTAACTCAACCTATCCAAGCCCGTTAGATCAGTATGTATCCGCAGTCAAAGTACCCGCAATTATTACTAATCAATATGACCAAGCTAATAGCGTTGTAATCGCTAAACCCGATTCGGTGGCTATGCACACTCTAAACGATAAAAACTTATACCATTATTCTGAGGGGGGATATAGTGCCTGTGATAGTGCTAATGTTACTGTAACCGCCAGCACACCAGAGGTACAGTTTAGTGGGATAACTTTTTATTCTTTTAAAAATCTAACAGGCGCACAGGACGCAGTAGATAGGACTCCTTAATGCTATACGACCCAACGCAAACAGTAACTATGGAAACTAAACTGTCTAATGGCTTTGTTGATACGTTTTCGCTTGGAATACCCAAAATAGAAAAGCTGGGGGAAATATCAGCAGTTAAATTAATATTTTACTGGGAAATGGACGGTTATAACGCCCCAGAAAATAATCAAACTGTAGGCTCTCATGGCTCGGACAAGACTTGGACATGGAGTGATACAAATGCCTATGTTATTACAGAATTAGACATCACCAGCAATATTATAAGTTCAAAAAAAGATAACTGGGACTTGGAAATGCCCGTAGTGATAACCCTCGATGATGCCCCGAATGAAGGGGCGGGTGGAAACGGACAAAAATTATACATTAAAGAAGCGGGGATAGAAATAGAATACAAGTTGGAAAAGGGTTTTGAAAAAAAAGTAGAGACGGTTGAGTATGTAAAAAAAGAATATGACTCCATGTCTCCGCAAGAGTATGATAAAATGTATTTTGAGGGACAACCAGCCCAAGACCGAGAAACCGAAACCATTAGAATTGTAACGCATACAGTAAAAGAATCTCCAAAAGGCTTAGATTATGTTTTTATTGGTGCGAAGGGTAGGAAATATGGTTCATGGATAGATGATAATTCGAGGGATAACGGCTATAATTCTGGGCAACTGATACAGAACCCCATTTATATAATTGAGGATGTTTTACGCACCGAATTGAGCCTTACAGATAGCGATATAGATTATACTACGTTTGATGCTATTGGAAACATAACAAATGGTACGCTGGGGACGGCTTTTGGTGATAGCGTTGTAGATGTAAAATTTGCTTTTTCTCAATATAAATTTATTGATGGGTTCAGCTTGATTAATAAGATATGCAAACAAGCTGGGTTGTACTTCTTTATTAATGGGGAAGGAAAAGCCACACTAAGGCAGAGGTTAAGGGCTTCTTCTTATTCATCTGCTGATGCTACCATAGATTTTAACGATTGCGCTTTTAAGGGATTTTCTCGCACCAATATAGGTGCGTTGAGAAATGATATTTCAATAAATTATAAGTATGACTATGGGAGTGAAACTACTTTGGATGTTAAGACTGCCACAGATTCAACTTCTAAATCTAAATATAGCGCAGATTCAAAGGCATCTAAATTTATTATAGATGCAGATTGTATACAAGACGCTACCACCGCCACCAATTTAGCCAGCAGTTATTTGGATTGGCTGAAGGATAGGAAAACAACAATTAAAATAGATACAGTAAGACCCAAGTATTTACACTTAGAAATAGGAGACATAGTTTCATTCTCAAACTTCCCCAGCACACTAAAGGCATACGGAAGTGCGGTGAGTGGGTATTTTATTGTATCGGAAATAAGTAAAAAGCCCTCTGGGGCATCAATGAAATTAGTGGAGGTGAGTTAATGTATTTTAACCATGCGGATTATGATAGTGGTAGTAATTTAGTCTTTGATGTAGAACCCGACTTCGGCACAACAACTAATGCAATATATGGTAACGATGTGCAAGAATCTTACGGGGGAAAAGAATATTCAGATGATAGGTGGGCTGGGAGCAAAAAGAATACTTGGTCTTTTTCCCTCTCAAATATATCATCAACTTTTAAGGATGAATTGGAAACATTCAGAGACACGGTATTAGGGTCGCATAAGACCTTTACTTATAATGATGGGTCTACATCTCATACGGTTAGAATGTCTGATGATTCACTTTCTTTTAGCGAGGTGTCTTACCAGAGGTATTCAACATCTGTCAATCTTAGAAAGCAGATTTGATTGTTTATTACGATTCAGTCGGGCTAATAGAATCCACTAAAGATGGCGGCTATATTGACCCATCTGGTGCGTCCCAGAATTACACCTTCTCTACTATTGATACAACCTTCTCCAATGAAACTCGTAGTTTTGGCTCTATTACCTCTGATTCTGTTATTAACTTCGGCTGGAACACCCAGAGCCTTACTGATGATATTTACCCATTAACAGATAATAATGATTCTCTCCCCTCTAATATAAAGGGTTATCAGTATGGCGGTGTGAGATATTCTTTAGGTTCTGCGAAGCAATCAGACTTCGTAGCTTTCAAATTAACAGAAGATTCTCTCTCTAATACCTTTAAGATTTATGGGGCAAGTTCTGCTGCTGGGGCATATACCCAGATTGCCACCTCAAGTAGTTTAGAGGTTGGGTGGAATATTGTAACTTTCTCCACCGCAAATTATCAATATTATGTTATCCAATTTGAAGGCTCTGCGAGTACGGGAAGCATTAATAGTAATGTTAAAGTTACTGAGGTAATTATAGGGTTAAAGTTAGATATTAATTTGCGCTATACAAGTGACACAAGATCAATACAACCACTCAATATTATTACCGAATCCTACACAGGAAAAGAATACTCCACCCGAACTAACCCCCCCAAATCAATATCAGAATTTAACTGGGAATCAATCCCAGCATCATTAAAAACATCCCTCGAATCTGTACGAGATAAAGATACCATTCTTATCTACGATACAGACTACCACTTCGGCTTATTAAGCGGTTTAGATATAAACGAAGTTGCCCACAACCGCTACTCGACCTCCCTCTCAGTCGTTTCTTAGAATATATATTAAATATATAATTAGCTATTGTTTCGTATATATATTATATATATATTGTCTTTAGTATATGAATCAAATCAAACAAAAAGAGGACAAAATGAAATATTCAAGACACTATTTTATGGTCAGTCTAACAATCCTATGCGATACATATAAAAGCGTATATGGATTGGCGAAGGCTATGGAACGTGAAATTAAAAGTCAAATGGAAGATGACAGGACTTGTATTTTAACACGATTTCAAAATTATAATGATGCACCTTATTATGAATTGTATTTTGATGACCCATACATGAATTGGGCTTTAGAGTTCGCAATGGAATGGCAACTTGCTTTAGGGAAAAAATACAGAGTTGATGTGATTAATGGTTGCACA